GGTTGGCGGGATCGTCACTGAGTACCCCAAACCATTCAGCCAGTTGGCGGCTGAGATAACACCTTCATGACTTTCACTAAGGTGCTGTACAAACTTTTTAAAATCTCGTTGTCTTAACTCATCCATCTCTCTCTCCTGTTTTTATTAAAGCTCTAGTTCTATTTGCTCAGGCGGTGTGTAGTTCTCAATAGGAATTCCTTTGTCTAGTTGATTGATGATGTCTTCTTGCGTGGCGACTCGTATGGTCATGATGCCGAGCGACACATGCGCTATCGCTTGTCTGCGGTTGGATGCACGGACTAATCGCACCTGATCTCCGACACCCACTGTGTAAACACGTTGCTTCATTGCTGCTCCGTTTTTTTAATCTCGACAGGGCCATTGAACATTGCCTTGCTCAATGAATTGAGAATGGTGATCTTCATCTCATTGCGCTCCTCTTTCGGGTATTCAGACGTAACATCGTCCAACATTTTTAATATGTCTGATGCCATTTTCTGCGGTGTGATGATGGTCATGTGTTCTTCTCCTGCATTTGTTCGTCAGTCTTGCATGGTTGACTAAGCTTTTCCCAGTACGCACCAGTCCATCGGTAGACAATCTCTTGATGGCATCGGAACTTTGTAGAAACTTGATATGTTTCACGCGCAGCCATGTATCCAAAGTCATACGACATGTAGACTGCAATACCTGCAAAGAACAACGCAATCCAAAACCTGATGTAGTTGTAATCCGTCATGTGTTCTTCTCCTTAAGTTTGGCTTCAATGGCTCGGGCTATGTTTACTGTCCTCAAACCTGCAACCATGTACGCATTGCCGTTGTCCACCACTACGCTGTTTGCAATAAATATTTGCTGAATCTCCTCATCCGTCAGCGGCTTGCGCTGTGGTTGGGCTTTGCACGCGGGGCATCGGCAAACCACATGAAGTGGCCCTTCTATATCCAAATATGGCTTATGAAACACAGGCTCATCCTTCGCTTCTAGTGCGGCTTTAATGGCGGTGATGGCTTTGCACTTGTCTTCTTCTACTGCCCATTCAGACCTGTAAGGGTCAGGACTCAACGCCTCCAATGCAAGGCGTAACGTTTGTTCCAAACTCAATGCTTTATCTTTATCAGTCATACCTTACCTCTATAAGTTAATTCAGGACAGTTATACACAGGAGCTTCTTTCCAGTTAGGACGATAAGTACTCTTGATAATTACCTTAGTTTCCATAGTCTGTACAGTTTTCTTCTTAGCCCTATAAGCTCGTTTGTGTGCAGCTTTCTTGTCCTTGTTAATCAAAGCCCATTGACGATCCTTAGCTCGTCTAGCTTCAGCTCTTTGTGCAATAACATCTGGATGAACACCCATGTCAATCATTCGTTGCATCCACTTAGGTGCAGATTTAACGTTGTTACTCATTTTGAAGCCTCCATGTACAAGCCTACATTACCTAAAGCATAACCTACAAAGGCAATACCTAAGCCCATGTTACCTTTAACAAGTAAGTCCACAGCTACCACAGTGTAGACAATCCCTACTACAGCAATTAGCCATGCACTCATAGCACTTCCTCCTGCATCTCCATCATACGTCCAGTTTCCATGTCATATTTAAGTACACAAGCTGGGCCTGTATAGCCGTTGTAACGATTCTTAGCCACAGCTATCTTAGTCATGTGACGTTCATTCTCATCTTCAGCCATGCTGTTACGCTCCAGTGTAATCACAGCATCTGACAACTGAGCAATAGAGCCTGAGCCTCGCAGCTGAGACAACGATACAGCTTGTCCATCTTCATGCCCTGCATTACCTTGAGGCCTACGAAGGTGACTTACACAGATCAATGTAATCTCTAGCTCTTGAACCAGTGTACGAAGCTTCGTCATCATGTTATCAATAGCTTTACGCTCATCTCCAAGGTCTTGACCAGATACAACAATACTGATGTGGTCAAGAAAGATAACCCTGCAATCGCAAGCTTTAGCCATATATCTGATTCTGTTGGCAATGTTCTCCACGTCACTACTACCGAAATGATCAAAGAGATAGATACGATTACTTCCCAATGTTGCATCAAAGGCATCTTTAAGTTCCTGTTCATTAGTGGGTGTATCAGGTAAGTGCAACAGCTTATTAGCGTGCAAAGACATGATACTTCTAGCTGTTTTACGAGTTGACTCTTCGAGGAATAACCCTCCAATGTTCCACTTCGTAGTGTTCAGAATGTTAAACAATATCTCACGTAGGAATTGACTCTTACCTAAGCCTGAACCTGCTGTGACTGTAACTAACTCCGAAGGACGCATACCATAGAGAAGCTTGTTCAAGCCCTTCCAAGGATACATAGCTTCAGCCTTAGCTTCAGGTTTAATCACTTCCTCCCACAGTGAGGCTGCATTGATAATCCCATCAGGAATGTAAACCTCAGCTCTCCACCACTCGTTCACAAACTCTTTGGTAGCCCCAGCAATGAGGTAATCACAAGCATCTTTGTAGCCACTCAAATGCTTAACGATCTTAGCCTTCTGTCCGAACAGTTCAGCTACTTCCTTAGAAGCCTTCTTACCCGGCTCATCAGCATCGAAGCAGATAACAATGTTCTCGAAACTATTAAGCCATTCGTACTGTGCTTTACAGTCCTTCAAAGCCGCTTGTGCTCCATTCCTGATACTCACTGAAGGCCACTGGGAGCCTGTAAGTTGGTATCCTGCCAAGGCATCAAGCTCTCCTTCGTAGACTGTGACGTATTTGCCGCCAGCGTGAAAGAGCTGCTGACCGAACAACCTAGCATCCTTGAATGATCCAAGAATGCTGAAAGTTTTGTCTGCCACTCGTCTAACTTTTGCTGCGACTGTTGCTCCGGCATCGTCAGTGTAAGGGTAAAAGTGCTGTCCATTGTCTTGTGTAACTCCATACTTCTCACAGGTTTGTAAGTTAATACCTCGATCAGGTATCGATTTAATCTGTCCCTTGATTTCTAACATGGGCTGCTTCCTCCGTGGCTCCGCCACTCTAGGTTGTACTGCATCTTGCTTGACTGAAAAGTCATCGGCATCGTTCTCATGAGCATACGTATGGCATGAAAAGCAATAGGTATGTCCATCGTCATAATAGCCATTGGCATCTGAGCTTCCACAGGCATCACAGGCAATGTGCTTGATCAGTCTTGACTCAGGCTTAGGCTTGCGTACAAGGTTAAGCTTCATCTAGCACCTTTCTAAGCTCCTCAATGGTGTTTAGAGCCTTTTTATCTGGGTATCCATAGTAGATGTCCCCTCGAAGCTGAAAAGCTGTGAAATCCTCTAGCATTGAGAGTGTCTCAGCCAAAGTCTTTAAAGTTGAACCACCTTCCAATGGAACTGAAGGGAAAGGCCAGTTATCAGGGTTTTTAATGTTAGTCACTTTGTAAGTACCAGTTTAATTAAAGTTACGATGAAGACAAACAATGCCATCATCATAGTGGTGCATCTTCAACGGGTGAGACATATCCATCACCTAAGCGTTTAATGACGACATCAGCTACGTCAGCCATAACTCTGTCACGACCATTGTTCAAGATTAAGTCAGCCATACTGTCAATGACAGACCAATACCAGCACTCATACTTAACGACATCCATGTCAATGTCATCATCAATTAGTTCTATAGACATAATTATCCTTTCAATGGGTTATAGTCTATTTTGCATTATGAAACTTCCACACTTTAAAGTTACTTTATAAGTAAATATATAAAGATACTTTAATAGTGTATTTAACTTTAAAGACTTCTATGAAACATCATAGGTACTTTAAAGTAAGGGTAGCATACTTTTATGATCTTGTCAATAGTCCTTTCCATCTAAGGTGTCACCAATGTTACACTCACGATCATCTTCACCTTCTACACTGTCGTCAATGTCATCCTCTGAGATCAAGTCTCTACGATCCTTTGTAGGTAGGTTAGCATCCATCTGTACAGTTTTAAAGCACTGCTGACAAAGATCAATGAACATACCCGTTACAGCGTGTTTACGTGTAGCTTCAAAGTCTGTCAGCATCTTGTCACAACATAAGCATTTCATTATTCACCCCTTAGTTGTTTCTGTTGAATGTCATACGCTTCCTTCCACTTCTCGTATTTCAGCGCACAAGCCTCGCAATCACATCCCCATTCAAAATCGTCAGGATCAGCGATGCCGCCTTCCATCTTGATTGGTTCTTTTCCAAAGTCAGTCATACTTGTCCCTTTAACTCATCAAATGTTTTATTTAAGGCTTGTCTAGCTTCATGTTCTCTGTTGATGTCCCTATCATGGAAGTAACCAAATGAATGACCATCGTAGTTTTCTCTCGCTTCATTCAGTATTTCCCTTGCATAAAGCCAGTCTTCAAGTAAATCTGTAAACTGTTTCATACATCCTCCCTAATTTCAACCAGTTCCATCATTTCAGGATCATGTCCAAGCTGCTCAAACACTAATCCTTCAGCTTCCTCTTCACTGGTAGCATACACCCATATATCCTTAGTTGCACTGACTTGATAGCAATACTCATTCATTTAAACCTCCGCTTTAAAGGGTTAACTGTAGCCCATGCCTTCATGTGAATGGCTAAGCCTTCATTGTTATAACACACTGCGTGATCACCTTCTAAGGCATTGAACCATAACAACCCAATGTGTGTCTTAATTGGTGTGTGTTCAGGTACATCATACAATGGTCTAGAAGGTTGCTCATCCCAGTCTTTTAAGTCAATTTCTGATAGCATGGTCAAATATCCTCACTTTCTAAGGTCATTTTAAAGTTTAAAGCATCGCCCATCTCATTAAACTGAGCACGCATTGGTTCGATTATGTTTCTAATGTCAACTTCTCCCATTAGACAATCAAAACTGAAGGTTATAACAGGTTCATCACTTCCATTAGAAAAACCTTGAATTAAGCCTTTTGTGTAGTACATAGTAGGTATCCCCTTAACGTATGTGAAATGAAGGCTTAGAGAGGCCATATACGGCTTCTAAGCTACGTTCTAAATCATAATCAATGGTCTGTTGTTCATATTGCTCAGCTTTGTAGGCTTTAGAGGCTTGCCATTCTAAGTCTGACCACTGACTTGATGAGATAACTTCTAAGATGTCTAAACCCTTAAAAGTCACTGAGTCCAAGTCTCTACAATCACCGTCTTCGTCAATCTGACATTGAACGTCAACAATAGCGCATGAGTCTTCTAATTCACCTACAAAGTGAAAGGTTATTGTTTCCATATTATTTCCTAGTTATGACAAGTTTATAAAGGTTAGCAGGTTGACCCTCAAGATTATTGTTATCTTGAAGCCACTCCTGAGCGAATGATAGCTTATTAAAGGTGGCAACGACAATCCCCGATGATATTGAGACAATCTTATACATTAGGTGTCCTCCGTTGTACTTGCTGAGCGAGTAGCCATTTATCGCCCATTAGACGCACTGAGCGAACCCATTTGCGACGATATTCACGCCTGACCTGCTCAGGTACATCGTATGACTTGAATAATTCCCGTGTGTGTTTTAATAGTTTAGTATTCATTTATTCATTCTCCTCAAGTTCTTTCAATTCATCGTAAAAGTGACCTGCGATCTCTCTGAAATTAATCTTATAAAAGGCCGCTGAGATCAGATCGTTAACAAAACCGTTAGTTCCCTCATCTGAGTCAATCCACTCTTGAAGCATTGACTTAATGTGATCACCTAAGCGATAGTCAACGTCTGACTTGTCCTCCCATGATCCCATCAAACCGAGACAGACGTTAGAGATCTCCTCAGTTGCATAAGAATCCTCACCGAGCCACAGATTAGCTAACCATGTCTCATAGTTAGTCCAACCATTGTATGTTTTATCAGTCATCATGTTTCCTTAAAAGGTACGCCGTAGCGTGTATCCCTGCAACATTGCAGGCCATAGCATCCTAACAAGATGCTACAGTCTGAAGTGTCTCCGACGTTACACGTCTTACTTAGGCGACTAAGATATCGAAGTAGGCCAAGGCTCCGCAGGCCAATGCAAGACCTAACAGCACTGCTGACAAGATGTCATAAATTGTTTCTTTGCTCATGATTTACTCCTCTATTCGTGTTAAAAGATTATTGTGATAATCGTTAATGATGATTTTGGTTAGCTCTCGATTACAGTGCCATTCCTCTACATTGGCATCTCGTGCCATTTTCTCGATGACTGGCTGTGTTTCGTTGCCTTTTCTCCATTCATCAAAGGCTGTCTGTGCGATGTGCTCGATCATTGCTGTGTATGCTTCGTATGCCATGTTATACTCCTTTCAGTTTGTTGTGCCACATCCACGACCACCAGCCTCACCAGTAGCCCAGTCTAGCAAGTCAAATGCGTCTTTGTAGTGCAGTGTCTTCTTGACTGGTGCTTCAAATCGATTCTCACCACGTGCTTGACGTTGTGCCAGTGCGTCTGTCTTTGTCTTGGAGATGATTGAGTATGCGTCGTCATCGTCCCTGCATTCACAGTACCAGTATGTCAGTGTTGCCATGTTGTGCTCCTAGTGGTTGACTGGTCAGCTCCTTGCCTTCCATGACCTCTATTATCCAGACCTACCTTACATGAACCTTACAACCTGCAGTTTATCCTTACTTTTTCTCACGTGGTGCGTGAGTTTTCTTCATAGTATCTAAAAGCCTCTAGAACGGCCTCAGAGCGATTATTCCAGTTTTGGTCACTGACCCCTTGGCAGAAGTTGTCCACACTGTAAGTCATAGTTGTCCACAGTTCTAACTCTTATATAAGACTTAACCTGTTGATAACTGTATACCCCTAGGAGTACTTTATCCACAGCCTGTTAATAACTTGTGGATAACTCTGATGGATACCCTTCCGAGTATCTCTAAGGGTTAACCCTAGTATGCTTCAGAGGGTGCTACATCGTCCCCTACACCGTCACTTTCCAACCACACCACCTACAAAGTGACTACTCAGTCACAATGTAGACTACTCAGTCACTCTAAATGCGAATGATTCTCATTAACGTTTGACTATGTAAGTAAGTGCTTACTACAAAGTGACTGGGGGGGAGGGTCATGGTGATGTAGTTTACTTTTGCGGGAGCCTACAAAGTACACAAAAAAGGATAAATAGGACTATACAAATATTATGTTAAGTGCTTGATCTATAAAGGAAAAGAAGTAAAGACTACAAAGTACCTAAAATGTATATCAAAGTGTATACAATTATGAATAAGTACAGACAAACTGTACACCTTAGCAAGGGAACTTTAAAGTGTAACTTATGTGACTACAATCACATGAAAGTAAAAATAAATAAGAAATTTTAAGAAAAGACTTGACAAATAGACAAACATAGTGTATAATATTCAGTATAGGAAATAACTATGTTTACTAAGTAGCCTGACCCCACTACTAAGTTAAGACTACAAAGTCTAAACTGTACACCTTGGAAAGGGAACATAGAAGTTAAATACACTATTAAAAGCTACTTATAATATATTACTTATAAAGTAAATTAATATTAATAACTAATATAAGTACTTATAATATTTATGTTAATATTATGTCTATGTAACATTTATGTTAATGTCTTAGGTACTTTATAGTACTACACTTAAAAGTCTCCCTATAAAGGACAAAGACGATGGAAATTAAAGATGATGTCTCCATTAAGCCAAAGCTTCGTGGAAAAGGTAGACCACCTAAGAGTGACCTACAAGCTGTTAAGAACAGAACTAAGAATAAAGTAGGCAGACCTGTAGGAGATGCAGGTAGACTTCAAGAGTTCAAGGAAAGACTATTAGCCACAGGTGGCACTAGAATCCTTGATAAGATGATTCAGATAGCCTTGGATGATGAACATCCCGGACAGATGGCAGCTATTAAATTAGCTATGGACAGGATCTTACCAGCCTCAGTGTTTGATACAGCTAAGAGTGGTGGTAGTATGCCTCAGATCAGTATTAACATCTCAGGCTTGAACAGTCCAGTTGTGTCTACCAATGATGAGATTATTGACGTATGACACAGTTAAACTTCCAACTGCTTAAGTGGCAGCAGAGTGTCTTTAAAGATACCACACGCTTTAAAGTAGTAGCTGCAGGTCGAAGGTGTGGTAAGTCAAGACTGTCAGCAGTATCGTTACTGATTGAAGGTCTTAACTGTCCAGATGGGTCAGCTGTGATGTACATAGCTCCTACCTTAGGACAAGCTAGAACGATTATGTGGGACTTACTGCATGAGCTAGGTAGACCTGTGATTAAGTCTAGCCATGTGAATAACTTAGAGATTACTCTGATCAACGGTAAGAAGATCTTAGTAAGGGGAGCTGATAATCCCGATTCTCTGCGAGGTGTGTCGTTAGTCTACGTGGTGATGGACGAATGTGCCTTCATAAAAGAGGATGTATGGCAGAAGATCATTCGAGCTTCCCTGTCAGATAAGAAGGGTAGAGCACTATTCATTAGTACACCTAGTGGTCGTAACTGGTTCTACGATACCTTTAATCTAGGACAGGATGATACTGATGAAGAGTGGAAGTCATGGCACTTCACAACACAGGACAATGAGACCATTGATCCTAAAGAGATTGAAGCTGCAAAGCGTACACTGAGTTCCTTTGCATTCAAACAAGAGTACTTGTCTAGCTTCGATACTGCAGGAGCTGATGTCTTTAAAGAGGAATGGTTCAAGACTGCTGAAGAACCTGATTATGGTACATACATTGTAGCCATTGACTTAGCAGGTTTTGAAGAGGTTGGTAAGAATGCAGGTGCATCTAAGAAGCGACTAGACGAGACAGCTATTGCAGTTGTTAAGTTAGAAGACAACGGTGATTGGTGGGTTCACAAGATACAACATGGTCGCTGGGATATTAGAGAGACTGCAGTTAATATCTTGAAAGTGATTAGAGACTTTCAACCTACAAGCATAGGTATTGAGCGAGGAGCATTGAAGAATGCTGTGCTGCCGTATCTGAATGACTTGATGAGGAAGAATAACATCTATGCCCACATACAAGATTTAACTCACGGTAACAAGAAGAAGACTGATAGGGTTGTCTGGAGCTTACAAGGTCGTATGGAACATGGAAGGATTACCTTCAATGAGAAAGAAGACTGGAGTGAGTTCAAAGATCAACTGATTATGTTCCCCACAGCTGGTGTACACGATGACTTGGTAGATGCACTTAGTTACATTGACCAGTTAGCCATCACAAGTTACAACACTGACTACGAAGAAGATGAGTGGGAAGTTTACGATAAGATAGCAGGCTACTAGCCGGATGGATACTAATATGGCAATTAAACGAGGCAGTGAAGAATTCCAAGGCTATAACAAGCCTAAGAGAACTCCCGGACACCCAAGTAAGAGTCATGCAGTCTTAGCCAAAGAAGGTGAAGAGGTTAAGCTCATACGATTCGGACAGCAAGGTGTTACAGGTAGTCCAGATGGTTCAGCTCGTAACGAAGCCTTTAAAGCTCGTCACGCTAAGAATATTGCCAAAGGTAAGATGTCAGCGGCTTACTGGGCGAACAAAGTTAAGTGGTAATACAAAAATGCAATGTCCAATTGAAACACAAGACGTTAAAGAGAACCTTAAGAAGCGTGACTGGGCGTTCAAGAACGTAGGCTATGGTCCCGCTAATCCTGAGTTATCTAACGGAGCTTTCTGGAACGATAAAGCTAATGAGTGGCAAACAAGTCTCTCACAAGCTAAGTCAATGCGTTGTGGTAACTGCTCAGCCTTTATCCAGACACCTGAGATGATGGAATGTATCCGTTCAGGGATTGATGCTGAGAAGGATAGCTACGCTCAGGATGTC